GAGATTCCAGCTCCGTGCCCGAGATTCCAGCTCCGTGCCCGAGATTCCAGCTCCGTGCCCGAGATTCCAGCTCCGTGCCCGAGATTCCAGCTCCGTGCCCGAAAAAAAGTAACCTGATCTGTGAACGGTGTTCAAGTACAACCACACTACTAGTCTGTTCAGCGCCGCACTGACGGGAGCAGGTTGGTGTACTAATCACTCGAACTCCTCCTGACTACCTATCATGTCAAAATACTAAGGAGTTTACAGATTCGTGGTGATTACCATAAAAGTGTTAATGGCAAAAAATAATTTTATAACTCCGATAATAGAGTCTAGATATAAGGCGAAACCCCACATCGCTATAACGAAAAAATAGTACTGTATTTCGATGTGAGGTAACTTACTTTAGGTCTAGCACTCATCTGTCAGATCATCTTCGATTTCCTGAATAGGTTCTAGGAGACTTCGGTATAAACACGACGACTGTCGTCTGTTACAGCTTAACGTTCCGGGGTCGATATATATTCCACGTGACTGTCGGCGTTCGAAACCCCTTCTTCTAACCATGTTTAAGATGGCTCTAAACATCCTACATGTTGATAATCGAGTTAAAATCCTGTCCTTCATGGATATTTTATAGGGCTTCTTTGAGAGGTCTAGTGATGTTGACAGGGATAAAATCTCGTCCATGGGTGAGTCGCCAGTCTTCTTTGAAACATCTAGGAGAGACGCGGTGTCCCTTTATATAATCGCTGGACACCACTGACAAATGCCGTTTCTAAAGATTCGTATAAATAACGTTGCGTATCTTTTTTTCTATATTTTTAAAGTCCTTGTGTGTATCATCCTTACTTACATTAATCAAATTTAAATGTGTCAGCGTTCGAACACTCCCCCGTAGGTCTGAAAGGCCTCGCCCGCCGTCTGGAGACATGGTTTGGGATTGCCCAAGTCACTGGACTTAGAACTGGTCCTTGTTAACAAAGTGATGCCCACGTGAACCTTTAAAACTATACAACCATCTCGTCAACCCAGACCATTCTCACAACTGGTAAACAAGCGCCAAGTTACCGACATTACCGATTATAGAGTTGATTTCAACTCGGTAAAAAATATAATCATCGACGGTATCTAACAGGAATATGTACTTGGTTTGCTATGGGGTTGAACCCTGATATGATATATAAAATGTAATTACAAATTGCAAATTGCCGAGCAACGTATACGTATATAACAAAAAAGCAAATGCTCGCGCATCAAGTGTTTTGTTCGGACTTTGGTTTTCTGGGGGTTTTCCTTAAAATAGAAATAACGAAGCATGATGAGAATAATAATAAATACATGAACGCCACTACATTGAAATGATGTTCCGTAAGAACCGACGCTACACTTTCCTGTGCTCTAGCTAGTCTTAAAAGTATGGAAGCTAAGTATGTTGCGATTATCCACTGAATAAATTGAATTGTGTTTCCATTACGACAGTGCATCACAAACTCCTCGCTTGTTAGAGGTGTTTTTAGTCCAATTTGTTCCAATGCTCTTTCGGCGATCTTTTCAGGGTTGGCTGGTTTGATTAGTAAATTCCAATGTGAATTAACACTATTATTTATCCTGTAAAATATTAGACTTTCAACCAAATTTTCTATTTCACCAATATTAACTGTGCTCTCTGGTCTCCAGATGTAATCCATTAGGAATCGTGATTTTCTTTGGCAACTTCCATTACTTTTAGGTAACACATAAACAACCCAGTTCCATCCTAGATATATCCCCCAAAATATCCCGTTTTTTTTTTCTAAAAACTCGATAATGTCTCCTTTAGATAGCGGTGGTGGAGCGACAGATTCTCCGTTCATAGAAGCCATGGTTTAGAATATGGCCCAACTACCCCTTATTATATATGCAATTATTAGTTCAAAAGTTTGTAGAAACGCAGTGTGTAACTTTTTTTATACTTACTTCCCGTCCTCGCGCGCAGATCACTCATAAGAGTCAGATTCAAATGTATCAGCGCTCGAAAGCGGGTTCGAACCCTCCTCATATGTCCGGAAGGCCACCGCTTTGGCCTGGACGGGCTTCCCTGTTTTTGTTGACCGCTCGGGGTACTCGACCGTGAGGAGGCGCCCTTTAAAGTCGCGCTCGAAGCGGGTAACTCGCTCTGATTTTCCGGCCGCGATCGCAGTAGGACTGTTCGCCACCATCTCACCCATACGGCGGAAGAGGCTGTACCGCTCGTCGTAGGTCATGTCTTTCGGCACGACGCGGAACGTGTAATCGGCGGGGTCGCGCACGTGGGCCGGGTCGACCGCGCAGATCCAAATTACCGCCCCGACGTCTTTTCCTTTTTCGCCCTCTGCATACCCGACCACCTCGAATTCATCGTCGTAGACGGGTTTGAATTTGACAATGTTCGCACTGTGGTAATTGTTGGCGCCGTAGCGGTAGCCGGCACAGTTCTTCCGAGCGATCGCACCTTCGTACCCTTCGGCTATGAACTGGTCACGGAGGGCCGTGATATCCGCCACCTGGGCCGCCGCGAAATTTTCAACTCGGAGGATGTGGGCCATCTGTCCGTGCCGGCGGGCCGCCGCCGCAAAGAGTATGTCGAGGTACTTCTGGCGGCAGCCCCCTATCATGTTGTGGCCCGCCGCGATTGCTGTCGGGAAGAAGCAGTCGAAGACCATATAGTCCAGAGAGCCTTCGTCTTCCGCCCGCCGCGCTTGGCCGGAAATCCACCGGAGTGACCGCCCGTGGAGATAAATCTCGCCGTCGAGGTGGGGGTGGTCCGCTTGGTAAATCGCCCGCAAGCGCGCCAACTCGTCTGGGGTGACCCCCCCCTGGGGGCACAGGAGCTCGTCGGGGACCTGGGGGGGGGCGTCCAGGAAGTCCAGCGCTTCCCGGCGGATGTGAGCAAACCCCGAGTAAACAGTTGCCGTCCGCGAATACATTACCACCTTCGCGGGCTGCAGGCCGCCCCGGAAGACCACGACACGCACGCCATTCAGCTTGCGCTGTACCGTGACGCCTCGTTTGAAGTCTTCCGCCGTCAGGGTCGCGTCGCGAGACTCGCCGTGTTTTTTCACGAGCATTGGTGGGGGGGTGTCACACTCCAGGTCGCGATCTTCTGAGGGGGGCGGCCGGGCGCGTTTTACCTGGCCGTTGTAGCGCCCTAGGGCTTCCCGGAGGGCTTGGGTTATGGCGTTCGAGGCGTTGGACTTCCCGAGGTTTTTGCCAGTTCGGACGAACGTCGGCTGCACCCCGGAGCGAGCCGGGCCGCGCACCCCCCCGTTCGAAATTTGGTACCCTTCTGTTGTGATTAGGCCGACAGTGCCGACAGGCGGCTCGGCGCCCGGCTGCAGCCACTGCTCGTTTATGGGGATTTGAACCCCGGCGGAGTCCTGGGCGGTTACCTTGATCTGCCAGACGAGGCGGGCATTGTGGCTGTTCACAGACACGACGGCAGGGAACTCAAAGCCAGAGTCGGTCCTCTGGGCGGGGATCGTCCCGGCGGCGAGAGCCTCGGCGTAGTTTGCGATGTGGAGAGACCGTGCAGACATCGGGCCAAGTTGTAGTTGTATACTCCACTCGAAGGTAATTCAATTTGCGTGGCCCGGAAGCCCTTCCATCTGACCGCGCCCGTCGAGGCTAAATATGATACCGCGTTAACGTTAATTGAAACTACTGATAATAGATAATATCCCGGGCCAATATGATGCAAGCACAAACACTCGAAAGTTTAATCGCCCGGTACCGCCGATCCGTCTCCGACCCCCTCCTGGCAAATGCCGACATCGAACTGGAGGTCCGGTTCCGCGGGGTTGACTTTTATATCTTCAAGACCGTGCTGGAGGCTCTCGTCGCGAAGAAGGCAGAATTTATCGCCACGGACGGAGAGGTCACGTGCGCCGTGCACGCGATCATGGACGAAGACCCTGCACTGTGGCCGAGGCGGGGGGGGGGCACCGCCGGCCAAAAGGCAAGCCTTATCCGGCAGATTATGTTCGACGACTCGGGGCGGAAAGTCGGAGAGCGGTACTACCGGAAGCGGCCCCTCGCCCAGCCGCACCTCGTCCGGAACCCTCACACTCTAAGCTACAATGTCGTTCTGTCAGCCGAAGAGACCCTCAGCGGCGCCTTTACGAGCGACACCGGGGCCCTTATCCGCGTGAAGTGCCGTGCATCGTTTAAGACAGCGTCCCGGGGCGCAGGCGCCTGGCGGGTCGACCTCACCGTCACCCGGACCCTCCACGGCACCGACGCCCAGGCGGCCCTGCCGTCCACGGTAAAAACGATGTTCCGCGCCGGCCGGATGACGCCTGCCAATATGCTGACGCTGCTCGGTCTCGCGGACCCCGAGCTTCGAAGCCTTTACGGCTACGAGCTCGAGATCGAGCACCTGGCAGCCTCTCAGCGCCGCGTCGAGGAAGCTGACGCCGTGCGCCCGTCGGACGTCACCGCGGTGGTCGCCGAGATCCTCAAGCTCGCCAACCCCGAATACATGGCGGAGGCGGTCTACCAGGCCGAGATCTACCACATCGCCGGCTTCGTCGTCGAAGCCCCGGGGGTCTTACGCCGCTTTGAGCACGAGTGGGGGCTCAAAAAATTGGCGCCCCAGGTAATCGCATTGACCCGCGGCGAGTATAAAAGCATATACCCGCCCACCGGGTACTACCTACTCGACAAAGCAGACGGGGTCCGAGCGTTGGCTTCCGTCCGGGACGGGCACCTCCTCATCCTGGCCGATGTGCTGTTGGAATTCCACGCGCCGGGCCGGTCCGGCGAGCCCCGGCTCAGCAGCCCGACGATCGTGGACGGCGAGCTCGTCCGGCCGGGGGGCGGCCAGCCCCCCGTCTACTACGCCTTCGACGTGGTCGTCGTAGAAGGCAACAACGTCGCGATGCAGGGGTACGAACGCCGCGTGGAGCGACTGGAGCCCGCCATCGGGATCCTCCGAGACTTTGGCCTCGACACCCGGCCGAAGCCCATCGTCCATCTGACGGCCTCGGAGCCCGGCGAGCTCCGCCTGCAGTATCTTTCCCCCGTGTTCCAGCACCGCGACTACCAGACGGACGGGCGGATTCTCGTGGAACCTGGAAAGCCCTACAACCTGACGAACGCCTACAAATGGAAGCCGCTTTGGGACACGACGATCGACTTTCTCGCCCGGCGGGCCCCCGCTTCAGCGCTGGGCCAGCCCCCTTACGTCGATGCGCCGGGCTGTGAACTACACTTCCTCTTCGTGGGTATCAACCCTGACCTGTTCAACGCTTTGGGCCTAGAATGGGTCCCGGGCTACCGGGACCTCTTCGGCGACCGGGCCAACAGCGGGAGCTACTTCCCTATCCAGTTCGCCCCTTCGGTCACGCCTCTGGCTTTCCTATACCAACACCCCGTCGTTGGGCCCGCAGAGGCTGGCTGGGAAGGGTGGGTCCGAGAAATCGACGAGAAGATCGTCGAGCTGCGCTGTGCCGGGTCGGACTGCGCGTCGGAAGGGCAGCCCCGGTGGCAGCTTGTCCGGGTCCGCGAAGACCGGACCCGGGAGGCCAAAACGCGGCAGTACTTCGGCAACGACTTCCGGATCGCCGAGTTGACCTGGCTGAACTACGTGGACCCCTTCGAGGAGAACCAGCTGTGGGAGGGGCCGACGCTCGGGTACTTCGCAGCGCCCAAGTCTGCGCTGTACCGAGCCCAGACGGCCTTCACCTCGTTCATCAAGAGTCTGCGGATTGAGTCGACCTACGCCCACGCCGCCTGGGTCGTCGACGCTGCCATCGGCAGAGGCCAAGACCTTGGACGCTACATCCGGGCCGGAGTCCGCCACGTGGTAGGGATCGACGTGGACCGGGGGGCGCTGTCGGAGCTGGTCCGCCGGAAGTTCTCCCACGCCAAGGCGAGCTCAAACGGCCGCCGCGGGCGCCGGCACGCCGGAGACCCCACGACCCTCTTCGTCCTCTGGGCCGACCTCACCTCGCCCCACGAAGAGCTTTCTGCGCGGGTCCGCTCGATCGTGGGGTTCCCGGCCGACGATGGGGCCGACGGCCTTGTGATTAACCTGGCGATCCACTATCTCGCCGGAGATATCGTCCTTTTGCGAAACTTCGTCGTGCTCTGCCGGAGCCTAGTGAAGATTGGGGGGGTCGTCACGGCCACGCTGATGATCGGGCAACGCGTCCACGACCTCTTCACCGCCCGGGGTATAAAAACGGGCGAAAGTTGGAACGCCCACCAAGACGGGGTTCTGAAATTTTCGATCCGCCGCGATTACGTCGAGGCCCACCTGACCGCGGTGGGCCAGCAGATAGGTGTGCTCCACCCCTTCAGCGACGGGGCGTACTACGAAGAGTACCTGGTCAACGTCGAAGCGCTCACCGCAGAGTTTGAGGCGCGCGGCTTCGAACTTGTAGGAGCGCCGGCGTTCAATGAGGCCTTCAACGCGTTCCGAGCCCGGAACCCGACGATGCACAAGATGTTGACGAAAGACGACCTGGAATTTCTCGGACTGTACGGCGAGATCATCTTCAGACGCCGAGAATGACAACTATACCCCTCCGTATACACTCACAAAAAACAACTTGGCTGATCTGTCGGCTCCATTTCTGCCCACTGATCTCCGCTGTCACTGGACTTCCTTTATTTTTCCTCCGGGTGAACAGAGCTGTCTAGTAGGTAGTTAATGTTCTTCCTTCTCAGTATATTTTGCTGTAGGGTATCAGTACGTAACCTTATTATTTACTACTTATGAGCAGTTCTAATTTTTAATTTATAATAATTGATCTTCCTTTTCTTCTTTTGCGTTCCACACAATATTTGTGGTTGCGTGTTGTCCGTTTTCTTATGTCCCCACACTGTCTCTTAGTTGAAACAGTCGACATAGCCCCGACTTCGTTGGGACTGCTCCCCTCTGGCAGGGAGTGTTTGACTTCGCCTGTGCCTCGTATGCTGTCATATCCAGCCGTCCGCTGGGTTTTCACCCAACCTCTGGCTGGATTGCTAGGAAGAACAGGTTCACCTGCGTGCAGGTGAGGTAGGCTTGAACAGGAGAAGCTTTGAGACATACAGAGTCTCATATCCGCATCACTGTTCCTTTTGAACCCCTTATAATGATGTACAATCGGCTAGGCAAATTAATTGTATTCAGAGGAGGAGAAACAGAGTGGTTCTGTTTAAAGTTGTGGTAAATTCAGCCAACATAGAGTTAAACTGGTTTAAACCTAACTACACAGTAACAAAAAATAGTTTAAACTTAACTAAGCGCATTTAAAATGGTAAAAACACCGGAAGTAAAACTTGCTTTGATTAAGCGGAACCTTCAGGAAGTATTGGGTGAAGACGAGATTGTAGATATTCTAAAGACGAGAGATCTCAAAGTGTACTGGGCACAGCTACCACTGGCAAGCCACACATTGCCTACTTTGTACCCATTTTTAAGTTGGCAGATTTCTCAATGCAGGGTGTGAAGTGACTATCCTGTTTGCTGACTTACATGCCTACTTGGACAACATGAAAGCACCCTGGGATCTTCTAGAGCTGAGGGTCGAGTACTATGAAGCTGTAATCAAGGCTATGTTTAAGTCTATAGGAGTGGATCTCAGTAAGCTGAAGTTTGTCAAGGGCACTGATTACCAGCTGAGTAGAGAATACGCACTAGATGTTTACAAGCTGAGTTCTGTGGTCACAGAGCATGATGCCAAGAAGGCTGGGGCTGAAGTGGTCAAGCAGGTGGACCACCCTCTACTCAGTGGGCTGCTGTATCCAGGACTCCAAGCCCTGGATGAGGAGTACCTTGAGTGTGATGCGCAGTTTGGTGGTGTGGACCAGAGAAAGATATTCACCTATGCTGAGAAGTACCTGCCAGCCCTGGGCTACAAAAAACGAGCTCATTTGATGAACCTATGGTACCAGGATTGACTGGTGACAAATGAGTTCTTCAAACGAGGATAAAAAATCGATTTACTGGGCACTCCAGCACAAGTTAAAAAGAGCTTTCTGTGAGCCCGGCACATCACAAACAATGGGGTGCTCTCCTTCTGCAGACATGTATTGTTTGTTCCCTTTAAGGAGTTCAGCTTTTGAAATCAAAAGACAATTAAAACAGGGGTGATGTTTCGTACAATAATTTTGAGGAATTGGCAAAGGCCTTTGCCAAAGAGGAGATCCATCCTGGAGATTTGAAGTCTGCAGTAGAGGCTACCTCAATGAACTCTTGGATCCTATCAGGACAGCTTTTGAATCTCAAAAAATGAAAGAACTTATAACTAAAGCTTATCCCAAGGGCTCACAAGTATAGGTAATCAGTAACCAGAAGTGTCCTGCAACTTTTTCCCCAATTATGCAGGCTATTGTCGCCACGGTGTCACTGTATATTTACCTGGTGACGTGTGATGAATCTTGTGTACCGATACACAAAAACTCCGCATTACACCTGTCCTGTTCTGGCGAAACCAATAACATTAAGTTGACATATATTTACTGGAAGATTTATGACCAATACGAAACGTTTGCGGACTGCAGAAACCATTCCATGAAATGCTTTACGCACACTAATAAAAAAAATATATATCAGATAGAACGTAAAGACCCAAATAATACAACATTCAACAGCACCGTAGTAATCCCTAATGTTGAATCTAATATGTTAATAAAATGCATTCGTTCGCAACCAGGATGGTTAATACAAGAACTTATTCAGTCTACACGTATCCTGGTTGACGGAGTGTGTCCAAATGAAATAAAAACTAACCCAACTCGAACTACAAGATCCTATGTACCAAATACCCGTGGGTCAGACACTAATACGAACTTGAGAAGCTCTACAGCTTCAACCACGACTTCCGCGTTAAACACCCCAACGGCCAATCATGACTTTAGCATAAACAATAATGAAGTCATTAAAAAAATGATAGGTCACCGCCAGAGTGACGATGATAAAACTATAAATGAACCTAAGTTTTTAACCCCGATTATGTTGGGTATTATCGGATTATTGGTTATTATTATGCTTATTTGCCTGATACATAAAAACCGACGTCTTCGCATTATTCCTGTTCGTACTGATAATTATAACCTCCCTGTCCGTACCGATAATCATAACCTCCCTGTCCGTACCGATAATCATAACCTACCTGCAGCTGTTGACAGACATGTGTATGCAAATTCTATAGTAATCGATAACGGCCAACCGCGTTAATCAGCGTGCAATTATATTACGGCACTCTTTTTTGAAACTAGTGTACTCGCCACCGTTACAATATGTACCCCTTTCGGACCTGAGCGGAGTCGTAATTTACTTTTTTTATTCTAACATTATGTTGCGTGGAGTTTTATGTAAAAAAAAATCTACTAAGCGTTTGATTATACTAAAGTTATCGACATTTTAATGTTAACTAGTAGTCGAAAAATCGTTTCATTTAAAATAATGTGGCTAGTCATCAGACTGTGCTGTCACTGCGGGGGTCATAATGGCGACGATCTTCGCCAGAAGTACTGACCACCCGTAGACTTAAACGTTATTATAAAATTGATTTTATAATAACTTAATTATCGAATCATATCTAAAAAAACCACCAGATTCCTTTCATTTACAATGGTTGCATGGACACTAGTAATTTACGTCGGTGCTTTATTGATGTCAATATGTGATTCGTGCTCTCCTGCTGTACAAAACAAAGCATATAGTTTTCAAGGATCCTTCAGACATACTCTGAAAGAGTCCTTGGAACTTGCGTGGCTTAGAAATAAAACACCAATTTCAACGTGCACAGCAGACTTAGCTTGCTACGACCACTCGGATATCAAAACGTCAACCACTTTAATAAGATCCTCTGGTGATGGATACATTGAGTACAAACTCACTTTAAAAAACGTCACAAAAAGCGATGCAAATGTCTGGTCACTGAATTATATGGGGCTTGCAAGTTTACAAAAACCAGAACCATTGTTTTCATGTACGCTCAATGTTTTCGAACTTTCAGCGCCATCGTTGGCGAACTGTACAAACATGGTGGAGGAAGGCGAAATTATAAGTTGCTTATGCACCAGCAACAATGAGACTGAGGTAGAGATGGAACTGACTTGGTATGACAAGAAAGGATCAGCGATTAAGAATGCCGGAAATTTACTTTCATTTGTCGCGACCAGAAATAGCACAGGTTATGACTGTCGAGGCAGAACCTCTACAGGAAAGAATGCTGTACCCGTAAAATACCAACCATTAATAATTTCACGGCCTGACCGATTAGAATGCACAATTAATCAAAGTACAAGGGGAATGACTACAAACTGTGCTGTTCAGAAAGTCAATCCTTCGGCTATTTGTGAAGTTGTTATTTACAACGTTTGGCTTAACGAGAGTATAGGACAAGACGAAGTCAGATATGATCATCAGCCAAGTATTGATGGAACTCTGTTTAATACATTGTGTAACACAACGTTTTATAAATCATTACTACGAGGTGTATATAACGTTGTTATCATTGCCTACCCTAACATTTCTGGGACTGACGACGACCGAAGATACTTGAAGACGATAAACATTAGTTTTCTTTACGAAAATAGACCAGAAACTTTTGGAGGAGTTGATATGTCGTTGTTTGTTCTGGTACTTATAATTATAATTGTTAGTATTATCCTACTAAGCATTTTACGAAAGTGTTATTCTTTAGTCCGCGTTAACCGGTCACCAGTCGACAAATCAATTTAATCTAAGAATAATAATCCAACTAAAAAAGACAACCTAAACAATGATATATGTTTTTATTGTTGCCAAAATAGTAGCGAAGGTCATCACTACTATAACCACAATGCTGGCTATATAAACACCATCAGAGTTATTTTTTCAGTTGAATCATTTACAACTAATTGTGAATATTTCGCCAATATCCGTATGGTTCCTGTTAAGAGCAACAGTTGTCGACTAAGGTGCGTTGATATACCACATAGTGTTAGCTGACAATTATAAAGTACTTTAGAATTTACATACCTAGCGGGTTAAGATATTGTAGTTTCCAAAGAACGACATCGTGTATTGTTATGTTTTTTATAGTTAACTTCGTCGCAAAAATGTTGTTCTCTTTCGTATAAGTCAAATATGAATTTGTTTTCGTCATCAAGGTCAGAATATTTTTTTTCTAGCACTCAATGTGATATGGGACTTGTTGTGTTCAACCAAGCAATGCTTAAAGCTTTATTCATTATATGTTTGCCACTAAAAGATAAAGTCCTGTTTTCACCTTTCTCAACGATGTTGGACAAAATTGTATTCCACAATATACACATGAATGATGTAGATCGCCATGTAGAGATTTAAGCATCTAGTATAGGGAATTTTATAAAAAAAAAATCACCGTCCTTTCCCCATTTTATCATGTAATGGTGTTCGTGAATTTATTCATCGTGTTAAAGCTTACATAATTTATGGGGTTCAAATAAATCATTAATCGAAAATAAAAAACTCTTTCAAGCCTACCGCTGGTGAACCTGCTCGTCTATGATATCTATATTGAAATACTATCACCGACCGCTTCCCCATTTCATTTAATAAACATCTTCGCTACGGGACTCGCGTACCCGATCTAGTCCCCAGCGGCGAACATGGTTGTCAAACTCTCGCCCCCCAGTCCCGAGAGTCTCTTCTATCTCGTGATCATACTCTCGGGCCCGGCTCAAGTTCTGCCAGATCGGTATTGTAGGGTATCGCATGAACCGGGTCCCACCTTTTTCATGCCACAAGGGGCCCTGGCCATAACGATCGAGGTTTGTTGCACCCCCGGTATGGCTACCTAAGGTCGTTGATGCCACACGGCCTTCCCCCCAATATTCTGCGAGGGCCTGTTCAGGAGTTCGATGGGGGTCTCCGTTGTCCCAATTCCAGTCATCGGAGGCGACACCGGGGTCTAGGGGTTGCTGTTCGGCCCGAGAGGTGGCGACCTGGTCTTCCAGGATCTCATAGAGAGGGCCAGCCCCATTCAGGCTCTCGTGCCCCGGGGGGCGGAGAGAATCCGCTGTGAACATCCGGTAGTGGTAAGGTTCATCGTCGTCCCAATGCCCGTCCCCGCTATAGTCTAAAAGAAGTGCGGCCTTGTCGCGCAAAAAAGCTTTCCGATATTCATAGAAAGTTCGATTCAGCCGTCGCAGCTCAGCCCATAAACCCGCAGCAGGGCGAGCGACCCCTCGGTGGGCGATAGGGTCTGAGTATATAAAGTCTTCTATACGTTCATAATTATGAACAGAATCTTCGAGAGTGTCGAGTGCAAACTGCCGCAGAGGGCCCGGCGGAATCGTCTCTGCAAAAAGGCCTCGCAGGTAGTGGATATTTTGCGGCGCGCGGAAGAGAGTTATGAGATGGTCGCGCGGCCGGACGGGTGTCCGGGGGTAACTATACACACCCATACGATCGAGTATATAAAACCAACGCACAATTTTTTATGTACTTTCCAAACCTGAGCGGCTTGACCGCAGTAGTCACCCGTCCGTCGAGCTCTACCTGCGGAGTAGCGGTCGACGGCAAATAGCTGCTAGTTGTACCAGGGACGCGACACACAGCTGGCCCCATTTAGCTGATCATTCATACGAGGCGTGTAGGGTGATTTGCTGTCGATTTCATAAATTACATCACTGAGGTTTCCCTGGTTACGAGGTGGTATCCAGAAATTAGATAAAACCGTACGTTATAGCCTAATATATTACACGGGATTTGATCCGCATGTTGACAATAATATATTTGCCTGAGCTTACAGTGCAGATTGAAAGTCCTTTTTGAACGTGTGTGAGGGTTTAAATATCGTAATAACACGACCGTAAAAATGCACTGGTATTCGGAGACACCGGAGTACAGCCCGTCCACTCATGACGACTCGGGCGAGCCCAATCGATGCCCGACTAAAATCTCTTTTGGTATTATACTCGTACGAATTAACCCGGAGACCTTCCGCTCGGAGGCGGTGCTGGTACGCGGACGATATTCTTATGAGTACGCAGAGTTTATCCATGGCAACTACCCCGACAAACGAGCCGCGTGCGAGCTCCTGGATGCGATGAGCATGGAAGAGCGTCTCGACATATACTCCCTCAATTTCAACCAGATGTGGTACCGGGTCTGGCTGATGTCTGGGCGTCGCGAGTTTTTCAACAAAAAATTCGCGAAGTTTTGGACCACCTGGATGCGCGACGACAGCGGAGATTATCTGCGGCAGCTGATAAGGTCTTCCCGCTCGCACCCAGGCGGCAATAGCCGCTGGGAGTTTCCCAAAGGGAGACGCGCGTCGTTCCACGAGCCGGCCCTCAGTTGCGCCATCCGCGAGTTTGAGGAAGAAACCGGGATCTCCAAACAGGACTACTTGGTACTCCCCGAGTGCAAACACCGTATCTCATTCACACACATGGGTACCCGCTACAACTACATCTACTATGTCGCTGTAGCCCGCCGCGACCTCGAACCCCAAATTAACCTCAGAACTTTAAACCAGGTTTCCGAGGTGTCCGAGGTCCGTTGGATGAACATCGAACAGATTCGGTATATTGATACCCCCGCCCGCCTTCTCGAGGCCACTATCCGCCCCGCCTTCAAACAAGTGCGCCACTATATACGAGGGCATATGCAGTCCCTCAATCTATCACGCTTCGCTCAAAACTGCGGAATGCCGCCGCCATGGTCCAAATTAACTAAGTTTACATCGCAGGGGCCGGGTTATCGCACCCTAGACAAATCCATCGATTCTGTAGTTGATACATCACTGTGTCCTACCCTGAATGCGCCCGTATCCGACTACACCCCGGGCACACCCAAATATAGTACGTCAGACTCGCCGGACCGCGTTTCGGACACGCCGGAGGGCCGCGCCTCGGACGCATCGCCGGACCACGTTTCGGACACGCTGGAGGGCCGCGCCTCGGACACACCGGAGGGCCGCGCCTCGGACATGCCTGAGGGCCGCGCCTCGGACACGCCGGAGGACCGCGTCCTGGATACGCCGGAGGATCGCGCCCTGGATACGCCGGAGGACCGCGCCCTGGATACGCCGGAGGATCGCGCCCTGGATACGCCGGAGGATCGCGCCCTGGGCTTGTGTAATTAACTATATGTAACTGGCACGCAAACATTATTCATTGTCTCAGGATTACGTAGTCCGTCTAGAACTGATCTCATTTACTTTAGACCAACGAAGATAAGCCAATAAACGCTGGCGACGCTTGGCATCATTTTTTTCGTCGAGAAGGCGGACCTCTTCGGTGGCAGCTTTTTGCGCCTCCATGAAGTCGGCATCATCCTGTTTAAGACTTTTGTTGATCCTATCTCGATACTGGCTAATCTGTCGCGCCCCCGCTCGGGGGTTTCGGGACCTGTATAGGAGTACCAGATATTCGGATTGGGCGGCCAGGAATTCGCTTCGATCTCGATACATCATTTTTGCGTGAGTTCGTAAAAACTTTTCGAACGCTTTTGGCTCGTATTCTCGCGCTTGGACCATCCACCGGAAAGGGATCGGGAAAGACATTGCGAACTCGGAGTATTTCGTCTGTAACTCGCGGAGAAGACGATCGTTACCCGCGTGGTCCGTGCTCGCAACCTCAGACCGCCGGATATCTGCCCAGATATCCGACGCGATTGACATAATCTGCGTAAGGGGGGCGTGGGCAGCATGAACCTTTCCAACTCCAATATCCCCTAACTCGACCTGCACATCGCCGTATGCAACGTTCATGGTTTGCATCATTTATCGTAAATTTTAGAGTTCAGTTCGCGTGCAACACCTGTGCGTAAAAAACTCGATGATGGTTACGTCGTATGGGGTCTGCGCGTGCCGAGTACTCCGTGTGCTGTGACACTCCGCTCTAAATCCGGTATAGTTAAGCGTAAGGCGGCGGCGGTGCCCTAAAAGGGTGATGACCTGCAGGCATAAAGTAATTCTTCAGCTGGAATGGCGCGTCGACGATGTCTTGGCGCTGCGCGGGTGTGAAAGAATTTGATGGGTTGTTTTTACCTGCTTGTTCGGCTGGTGAGGTGGTTGGGCGGTGCCTCGGTGCGTTCGTGGGGTGCTCCGGCGGTGGCTCCATTGCAGATGAAGCGAAATAATCTTTCAGCGTGCGCGGTGCGCTGGGGGTCGCCACAGCATCGTAGAATAGCGTTTCGAACTTGAAGGTTTCGTCAGCCCCGCCCACCGTTAGCCAGTCGATGCCCATCACTATCGCTGAGGGGTCGGCACCTGCACCCCCGAACCAGCCCCCAACAAGCGTCGGCCCACCCAACTCAGTTGCGTTCGTAGACATCCGGGCTGCCACATAGTCGCGGAGCCCCGATGTGAAGTCTTCGTAGTAGGTATCGGCATCGCCTCCTCTTTCGGGGAAAGCACCCGGTGGCCCGCCTGTAGAGATCTCTAGAAGGCGGGTCTGGTCCCCTAGGGTTACTGTACCGGGGGCATATGCAGCAAGAAGATCTTCCGGACGTGTTAATGCGCTCGCCATTGCTTATTTACTGTGGTGCGCGGAAGATCTAACAGTGTATACCTGTGTGTTAATATCCGCGCGAGTTGAACATCTAACGGTGTCGTCTAAGGATAAAGAATTTAAACACGGTTGTTAACCTCACGTCATCAACAATAGCTAAGGCCTTGGGTACATGTCACACCTCTCGAATTGAGTATAGAACAATTTCGCCTCAATACAATCCTAGTTTATCTAGCTTACGTAATGAGCACCCTAATCTACTATGGCAGTGAACCATGGACCGTATATCCCTGGCAGGAAGATTAATTTAACACCTACTATTTACGATGTCTGCGCACCCTAGGAATAAAAAAATGGCAGGACACGTCACCAACGTGGTATTGCGAAGAGCAGGATGTCCTAACATCCGCATAGTGCTAAGCAATAGACGTCTGAGCTGGCTTGGCCATGTACACCGAATGCCACAGGGTCGTCTGTCCCAAGACATACTCTACGGTGAGCTGACAGATGGGTGGAGGCCTGTACTGAGATGTACTGATGTATTGGAAAATAACATTATAGACCTGACAGTGACGAAAACGATTGGGGAACAATGTCACGGGCTAGGGCAATGGAGGATTATGCAGTAGTGACAGGAGGGCAGAAAACCCTTATCCACCAGGCAGCTTTACCTGCTCCAAATGTGGCCGCACCTGTGCTTCCAAGATTGGCCTCTTCAGCCACAAGAGATCCTGCATGAGAAAAGGTCGTCTCAGAGTCGCAAAGGGCTGTAGAGTACCCTCACGACCTCTGTGTACTTTGCGACTCTGCTCACCACCTGTAACGAAGGCGGTGGCCGCCCCGGTCAAGATAAACCCTGAATATACGATACGGAAGTCAGCCCCAGAGAATTAAAAAAAAAATGGAATTTACACCCGATTAAACCCGAGGCCAGCTACTCCCGGCAGCACCCGCGACGCTGCTTACACCAAGCAATATTAACCGCAGACGTTCCCTTGGGTGACCAGCTTCGTGGAGAGCATGGGAAATGTTTATCGTTCTAAAATCGTGGTCCTAGTACACGTGGACTATGTTTTAATCAACTCACGACAAACGGATGCACGTGTAAATCCGGCGTATCTGGCCGGTTGCTGGGTACGAAAGCTCCACCCAATCAGCATCCTGGGGGTAACTGATGCAGCATGCCGACTGTAAACGCTGCGGTGTGCGCAAACATACCATTTAATGGGTGGCCGGCTCGTCCAGTGCGGCACGCCGATTGTAGACACTATTGTAGATGTGAAGGATGACTTCGGCGTTCTCGATGTTATCGAGATTTATCGAGAGCTCCCGGGCTGTTAGATTCTCCGAAACGATCGGGACTGTTTCGCCCCCAGAGGGCGCAGTTCCTTCTTTATTTACGTTATCCCGGATGGCGCGTTCTTTGCCCACCTCCATCATAACTGTGCAGAGAATTGCTTTTTTTGTGTCCATATCTAGGATATCCGCGTTTTCAACAATATACGTTTTTTGGCGTGAGAGACTAGGTAGGGGGTTGCGCACGACCGTTTCACTGGTACGAGACATAGATAGTGCAATATTACACGATATGCCTTCTTACAAAAGGAACGTCATTGAAGCGTAGACTGTTTTTTATCTCACTCAGTCTTGTTTAGTCATTCTCGTTCGGAGGTAATTATCAGACGGCATCAATAGACTGATCGGCATATCAGCCTCGTCTAGAAGGTGCTTATTTGGGCATATCTCCCGGAGTAGACCTCCAGATCATTTGGCAGCACCTGTGTGGTTTATTTATTAAATACCGTATATGGGACCGGTTGAAAAACTTGGCGTCGACTATGTCCACAAATGTTGAGTACTAGCCAACTCCTGAGTCCCTCTAACGCCAGTATGATCGCGTACAAGAGGGTGTATAATACAGATTTTTTTATGTGCGCAAGAGGCCGATTCATGTACCTGCGATAACTCCGCCAGTATACGTATAACTCCGCCAGTATACGTATAACTCCGCCAGTATACGTATAACTCCGCCAGTATACGTAACATGTCTTCTGCCTGTTCCACGTCAGGATGAATGAGGAGGGCTAGCAAATTGTTCCTAGTAAGATTAATACCAGTCAAGTAGTTATATGAGGAGTAGGATTCAAAGCCGAAAGGAACTTGGCCCCAGAAAAAAAAGGCAACCAGAGATATGATTAAATGGCGCTCCTAGTTGATACCTCGTGTGCCAGTAGGCGTCGAGAGATGATGAATATGAATTACTTAAAAAAAATGTTTGGCAACTATCATACTCATAGGATGTTATATTTCTCAATGCTAATATAGTTGCTGGGACTTTCAAAAACATCAGTAAGAGCCGAGCCTATGTTTGTCTCCAGAATGCAGGCATTACATCCTGCACCCATGGATTGGTCAGTGAAAGAGATAAGATAATTTATAACTCGACCATATATATATCTCAATCCGAAAGACCCGCCAGATTCTATTCATATGCAATCAAAAAGTTTAATGAACCTGGTTTCAAACGGTATGTTTGTTGTCAATACCGGACAATTGCCCGAAATCGGTCGACAGCTATGGAATCGCATCCTGAAAGCGGGTATTGTAAATCTCCTACCTCACGGATATCTAAAAATGTTTTGCAAGTTTTAGCAAAAAAAACACAAACGATCTTATATAATAAAGTGTGAGAATGTAATATCTTAACTGGTTAAGCAATGTTGGTCCGTAGACTGTAGTTATAACCGATTTGCTCACTTTTACTAGTTACCCACTTTCTATCATTTTCGGTAAATAAAAAACTTGTAGACGTGGATTATCTTAGTTCTTCATATGCAATATCGTCCGTGGTTGCACGCTCATCTTTTGTCTCATCTTCTTCTGGTATTGGGCCACAAAGGTGATAAGCTATAAAGGATATGGAAAGGCACACAATAAACAGGCCAAACAATGTCCCAGAAACGATAGAATGGATTAAACTAGCAGTATGTTCAGAGGTCGTTGAAATAGCAATAGTATATATGACTAACGCTATCACTACGCCCACCCATTTTAAAATATAGCTATAGCTACTATCATGGTAACAGTATTCAACGAATTGTAAACTGTCTCTTCGTGTTGTATACCTATCATAGGATAGTATTGCTTGCACTACTATATCGTCTCGACCACGAGCTCTTTTCGATAAAACTTTATGCTTAGATAACCTGGGAAAACTTACATCTGAAAGCTTACTTGATTTTACAATATGAAATTCATACTCTTCGTCCTTCACTGCGTGAATAATTTTATCATATCCTATGTATACTCCCCAATGTAGTTCATTTTCAAGTGAAAATTCAAGAATGTCCCCAGGTTTAAAACTATCATTAGATGATTGGCTTTCTTGCCCTTCCATAATTCAAAAGTTATTGACAACTTTGCTTTGATTTGATTGTATCTGTTACTTAACAATTTAACTGATTCATTTTTTTTATTGAGTCCGCGCTTGTGAACGTTAGGAATTCGAGGACTAAGAGTCGTTTATATTCTTCAAATTTAAGGTTGACGTATTACCCCAGATAACCAAAATTGATTTTTGTTCTTAAACAGAATACAAAGACCTTTAAAAAGTTTAGTTAAACGATTTCAAATAACGATGTTGGTGTTATTTATTGTGTTTGTGGCTCTCCCTGAGTGTCAACCCAAAAAACCAACGTTACAAAACCTCAGAAATATTGTATGTCCGACAAACCACCCTGTTATATGTCTGCCTTACGGTGCATGCTGCAGACTCTCAGAATTCTGTCACTCCGGGATGTGTGAGAGTTGCTTCCCCTTGGATTTTCCCTCAGAGCACCGCCTGGAGCACCGCCTGGAGTGGTGCCGACGCTCAAACGTGTCAAGCATGAGACACCATACTTGTCGACTAGCGTGTCATGATATTTTTAACGACACGTTGTTCGAAATTCGAACTAAAACGTTCGATGAGAATCGGGTTAATTCCAGTACGCAGACAGCGCCACGAGACGGTCATGTATGCAGTCACACACCGAAAGATGAGTGGAGTGTGTGTTGGGCTACTGCTACTGTCGCTCTCATTTGTTTAGTAGTGGCAGCCGGAGCACTAACAATTTTATACTTCAGACACAAACAAAGAAAAAGACGACGTTTTAGCACTAAAGCGTTAAATAAAAGTCTAAATGATGAAGTCCGTAATGTTATAAGCCGAGTCGAGCGGATTACCTCGACGCTAAAAGAAGGCGGCAACGGGTCTTACCTAGTAGGTGGCGAGAATGTCCAGAGCTTACATAACCAGCTAACAGAACTGAGCCAAGTTCTCAAGGACTGGAGCCAGTCACGTGGTTCAGTGTGCGCGCTAAGTGCACTGGCTGTATTAGAATCTAATAATATTTCTATGGTCATACCGGAAGATGACAAGGGGTACAACACAAAAATTAAATCGAAATGACTTTGTGTAAATTGCAAATTCACATATATTGTATATGTTTTTTTTCTCAGGTGGTCAAGGTTACCCTGCCACCATACGACAGTACAACCTGGTGGGCGACTTGGAGAGGGAGACACTGATCCAGAAGATACCGGGTCGATAGCTTCGTGGCCACCACCCGCGGCAGCGACCATGGCCTTATACACATCATCGGCACCCCACTTGTCGTGGTGGCATAACAGCACGATAGCTTCGTGGCCTTCACCCGCGGCAGCAACCATACCCGATAAACATCATCGGTGCCCACTTGTCATAGCACATCCGCACGATAGCTTCGTGGCCTTCACCCGCGGCAGCAACCATAGCCCGATTAACATCATCGGCTCCCCACTTGTCGTGGCACATCCGCACGATTGGCTCGTGGCACATCCGCACGATGGCTCGTGGCCACCCTTCGCAGCTGCGACCATAGCCATAGTCAATTTATTGGCGTGCCACTTTTCGTGGCACAACCACACGATCTCCTCGAGGCCTCCTTCTGCGGCTGCAGCCATAGCCTCATTCAATAAATCAATATAACTACAATTATTACTACTAGCTGCTAGTAGTTTACATAATACCAACAGACCTAGATTACCTCAGCGCGCCGCGTGAATGAAGGCATAATTTAATAAGAAAACTTTGTCTCCAGTGCTGAGTTTGAGGTTACCCTCGTCATCGGAGTAGAAATGGATAGACCCGCACTCTCCAGCCAATGAGAAGAAATATCAGACGTGATGATAGCACTAACAAAGTACACTCAAGCGCCTTACGGATTATATCTAGCAAATTCCACTCGCAATAATCAGCCCTTACGAATTATAAAGAGGTCGCGATGATTATAAAATCGTAATCCAAATTGCACATCGTGGAAGCTGTGAATACGGCTATGGTCGCAGCTGCGCGTAATGGACACGAAGCGATTGTGCGGTTATGCCATGGCGTGCGGGGCGCCGCCAGATGTAAAACCGCAGCACTTCTAGTAAAAAAAAAAAGTAAAGTTCCCCTTTTCAAACCTGGCGGTCTATGGGCAGATGAAGTTATTAAATTATTATTTTAAAATTCATCCGTTTCTGTGGCCAACGGTTACGAGGTGTTATGTGGCCAGCACACGACCAACCGCCTTCACTTACCCCAACTGTTGTCAGGTACCCATCAGAGCTGGTAGACTCAGGGGCGTCCGAAAAAACCCCAGTCTCCCCGAGATTCGAACCCGAGACCTCCGGGTGCGGAGCCAAGCGCTTTACCGCTCGACCACGACGCCCCGCACTTCTAGTACCGTAGACATATTGTCTCAACGAGGTTAGATCGAGTGGGCACGCCCTGCGTGGAATGCCACGTCCCGATCCACTGCCATGTGGGTACTTAATCGGTCGACCACCTTCGACCTGCATAACGACCTGATGCAAACCGCCGCTCTGTCTGTTCTCCAAATCGCACCCGGTGCTCACTTCAACATACCATTTCGTAACAACGTGACTTAAAAAATCTGCCTTGAGATCACCGTACTGCGAGACGCTATGTAGACAACCAACTAAAACTAACAATCTTGATTGGTCCTGCTGGCCGGCTGTAAAGCCGCAAAAAAAGAAAGCTTTAGCTTATTCGCAGACGACACATATTAATGCGCACCGGTGGGTCGGCTCACCCCTAAAGTATCTCCGGGTACCGAGGCAGTACTGCGATACCGACATCTTCCGGGTCAGACGGGTGGGTGGAGCACCTGAGCCCCGCGCATCGTCTGCCAAATATTCTTGTGAGATTCAATCATATCTGCAGTGTCGTAGGTCGTGACCATCTCATTGATCGCCTTGAGGAACAAGAAGACTGTCTGCAGCATGGAGGCAAAGGCAATCCGAGGTGTTTCGGCTTTAGGGGTCTTCCAGCTCGGCGGTATTGCGTCGGGGGGGGCTCGGGCCGCCAGCGGCGCCGAACGGTAAATAGCGAGATCTCTGCACCAGACACCCTGGACATCAGCCGAACCTTTTGACTCGGCCTCCGCGATTACGGCCAGCAGGTTCACCGTGGCGGCTCCAGCGGGGAGTGTGACGCCCGCCGGGCCACCCCAGGCCGCGCCCGAGGGGGTCTCAACTACCTGCGTCCCGTCGGGGGGGTTCGAATAGGAGTACAGGATTGTCTCGAAGAAGTGCAGATCGGCGTGGCGAGTTTCTGCGAGGGCCGCCCGGGTCTCCAACAGCTGGCGAATTTGGGCCGCAAGTGCCGCCATGTCCCGGGCATCCTCCGACTGGAGACACTGATCCAGAAGATACGCGGGGGTCTCTCGGTCACAGGTGAGCAAGGGGCCGGCCACCGATGCCTGGAGCTGGTCCGGACTGTACAGAACCAAATTGACCCGAATGGGAATTGTCTGGTCAACTCGGACCGTCTCTGCGCTCGGATCGAGCGCCGCGACGACAACCCCTTCGACCTCGGACTGGCCTATGGTGATCTGCTGCCCCCGGTTCTTAATCTTGACCCCGGTCACGATATCCCCCCGCGCGAGAATAGACACCTGCGCGCGGAACTCGACGTCCACATACCCTTCGGCCGACAGGTCTGTATCTTTGATCCGGCAGTCTGATCGCCGTAATACCGCCAGAATTTTGATGATCTGGGCTCCGCCCAGGTTCCGTCCTACATAACGGCGGTTAAGGTAGGTCAGCACGTACGTCTCCGGATGGGCGCAGTAGTTTTCGGGGTCGCGGACATCGAGAGTCGCGGAGTAGATCTTTTCGATGAGCATAATGATAGTCCGAAAGAGACGGCTTCAAATGGGGGTCCGCCGGTGTCTGATCGTTTTTGCGGTCACCGCCCTAGGGTCACCAAGGGCAAGCGCTCATTAAAGAGGTAGAACCAACGAAGCCCGTCGAACATCCCCCCAGGCTGATTCCGTACCGCTTCTTCCCGAGCTAGGAGTTGGGCGCAGATTGCTGCACACAAACCCGCGGTGTTCAGCCCCGCCAGGCCGGGCGTCGCCGCCCGCCGCCCGCGTTTGTTGCCAACTTCCGCCCCCAAACGATTGATCAGGTCCTCCTGCTCGGCGCGGGACCGAGTTTCGCAGACGGCACCCCGCGCCAACGAGCGGGCATCCCGGACGTTGGCGGCCGAAAGCACGTGAAGCGGGGGGCGGACCTTAAAACGGAGACCGCCCCTCTGACTCTCGACGTAGCCCACCACGATGTTGTTCTCCGAAAAGCGCGACCCAACCCTTAGGGCCCTTCGGGGGATGTCGTACCACCTCTCGAGCTTCTCGTTCTCGTCGGCCGCGTACAGACGGACTGCTGTCTCCCCGACGTACCCCAGCGGTGCTTTTTTATCCTGCGGCAGTTTCCGGGCGAGGCGAACCGCGTCGGCTGAAGCCGCAATATCAATTCCGCGGACGAGGACTCTGAACCGGGTGTAAAGTTCGAAAGCTCGGGCGAGCGGTGTGCGGGAGACTCCGGCCTCCTGCCAGACCTCCGCCGCGATGCCCTCGCCCCCGGCCGCGCCCTCGACAATCGCCTGGAGGAGGGCATAGTGGAATTCGGCTCCATACCGTATGAAGGCCTCTTCGATCCGGGGCCCGCCTGCATCCTCCGGTACGCCGAATTCGTGCTCAAAAGCTTTCAGGCGGGTGGCGAAGTTGAAGCTCCGGCGGGCGGTGGTTTCGAGGTAATCTGCGACCCGGACCCGGAGGGGGGAAAGGACCGCGTTGTCGCGGACGTACGACTCGATGTCCAGGACCGGCTGACCGCCGGGGCCAGCCGGCGTGCGGATGTAGTAGCCCCCCACCCGCGAGATCAGCGCCACCGCGCCCATGCCAACCTCCCGGGTCTGGTTCCCGACGAGCACCGCCTCGCGGACAACGGCCGGCACGTGTCGGGCCAGCGCGTCCAACGCGAGGGCGTAGCTTTCTTCCGAAAACGACGCGGGGTTTTGGGCCACGCCGGCCACGCGCCCCGACCGGACCGCGGCCCAAAGATCCTCATACGTCCAGACGGGGCGCGTGGTGAAGAGCGCCTGGATGGCCGACTTGAGAGTCTCGACCTCGCGGTCCCCGTGGCCGTACGCGTAAAAGGTTGCCGTCGTCTGTGGCCTCTGGAGGATCTCGGAAGGGTCCACCGCGGGCCGGTAGGGGACGGCATCGATGGCCGCCTTCTCCAAGAGGCCGGAGGCCGCCATCCGTCCGAAGTTCACGAAGGCGTCGACGGCGTAACGGCGGAGCGCTTTTTCAACCTCCTGGACCAGGAGGTATGCTTCGATCTTCTCGGCGTAGCGGACGACCTCGGGCTCGGGGCCTGCGAGCGCCCCGGCAGTCGAAACGTATATGCGAATCCGGACGTCCTGCTGGTCCGCGGGGAGGCCTGAGTGCGACCCCTTCCGGACGACCCGGCCAAAAACCTGGAGGAGGGTCGGGATGTCAGTAGGCAGCGACGTGATGAGCTGGTGGCGGACGGCTTTCAGGTCGAACCCCTCCCGGATTATTTTAGAGCCCACGAGGACCCGGAACTCGTACCCCTCGGCGTTCGTTTGAGCGTTGTAGCGCGCAATGCTTCGGTCGAGGACGCTCCGATCGATCTCGCTGGTGACCGACACGTACCGGGCGGGGGTGAATTCGTGGGGGTGCGACCCGCCGGCTGGGCCGGGCCCGCCGGCCTCGCCATGGATGCGTTTGGCGTCCCCGCAGATCGCGCAGATCGTGTTCGGAGAGGCCACCACCGAGGTTTCGTCCAGAAACCCGTTCATCTCGAGCAGGCCCTGGATCTGGAGGACTCCCGACATCCGGACCCGGTGGTGGTAGATCATGGTCTTTCCGGGGCCCGACCGGATGATGTCCAGGAGGTCAGAACCCAGGGTCTGGAATTTCGTGGAGTAGGCCCCGATACCGGGCGGCCCCTGAGAGGATGGGGTCAGATTGAGGAAGGGGCCCGTGACCAGGGGCGGGGGCCGCGCCCCCCCCCCCGAGAGCTCGACCGCGACCCCCGCCGCGGCCCTCCACTCGGCGGGAGCCGCCGCCAGTTTCATCGAGGTCTCCGATGAAAGGTAGAGGCCGTAGGCGGGGGTATCGCCCCCCCCCCGGGCGGCCTCGGGCTCGAAGTCCGGGTTCGGGTATGCCATGTCGTATAGGGTGTAGGCGTTCGCGGGGATTGCGACTCGCGCGGCCTCGGGGGCCCCGGCCAGCATTTGCGCGAGCGTTTTTTCGTGGAACGGGGCCATGGGGCACGAGGTGAACCGCAGGTAGGCGATCGTCTGGCCGGGGCGCAGAGGGTCGGCCAGCGGGGCGCCCACAAAGATCCGGCGGGGGTAGGACGCTTCGTTGGAGTCGAGGAGAAAAGAGACGCGCCCGGCCGAAAGGCGCCCGATCCGCTCCAGCGCCCCGGGGAGGAGGGTGGTCGAGCGGCGGCCCCCGGCCCCCTCGACCGTCTTGAAGAACTCCGAATGGTGGAGGCGCCGCTTCTCGGGGAGGTATTCCACCGGGACCAGAAAGTTCAGAAGATCGACGATCTCGGTGGCCACCCCGCCGGAGGCGGTGGCCGACATGAACACGGCGCGGGGGGCCACCTTCGGGGAGTCCGCGGAGGTCTTTTCCAGCGCGTACTGGATGGCGACGCCGTAGCTGTTTTTCGCGCGGAGGTTGTACGTGTTGTGGATCTCGTCGGCGATGATGAGGCCCTCCCGCAGAGAGTCCAAGAGCTCGCGGTTGACCTCGACGTCCCCGGCGTCAACGGCGGCGTCGATCCGCTCGAGGAAAGAGGGCCCGTCTTCTTCCACGGGCGGGTCGTCGAGCTCTTCCTCGGCGGCCTGCCGCCGGGTCGGCCTGGCGTGGGCGTACAGGTCAGCGACGGAGAACCCCCGCGCCCGGCCCTTCCGCGTGTCGATGAAGAGCCGGGTTGCGAACTCTTTGTACCCGTAGAACTGGTAGTAGCCGCCCCGGGTGCGGTCGGTGACCCGGCGCTTAAACACGCCGAGGAGGCTGCTGTAGTGCCGAAGGGCCGGCGTGGCCGCCGCCCCCCCCGAGGCCTCGGCCAGGACGCGGAGACGTTGGAGCTCCACCGCCTCGGCGGGAGAGACAAACCCAAACTCGGGGTGGCGTAGCATTTCCGCCAGGATTATCGACTTCGTGAACCCGATCACGAAAACTGTGGGGCGCCCGGCGGGCGGGACCGTGCTCCGCGCGCGGTACAGACGCACGTACTCTTGGGCGATCGAGAGCACCCCGATCGTCTTCCCCGTCCCGGTCTGCCAATTTAGCAGCAGGCGGGTATAGGGGGTGTCGGGGGACGAGAACCCGCGCACGAAAGCCTGGGCTCCGTGCAGTCGGAGGCCCGCGATCATCGGAATCTCAGGGGCGGAGGGGCCCGCGGGGAGCCCAAACCCGTAAGGGTTGGGGGCGTGGCCGGCCTCGGAGACCGAGCTGGCGGGGAGCAGCGCGCGGAACTCTTTCCGCGCGCCGAGGTCGCGGAGGAACTCTTGGACACGTTCCTCTGAGGGGGTGCCGGACTTGTCGACCTCGGGAAGGTGCGGGTACGACATGGGCAGCGAGCGCGTTATACTCAGTGGCGGATATTCCGCCACACCGGCCGTGTGAATTTTTTATAAAGGCTGGACAACCTCGATGGCCTGGTTTTAAAAGGGAACTGCGTTGATGCTGTTTATTAGATGATCGACTTCGAGGTCGTCATCGTGGGGTACCCTACGGCGGTGGGCATGTTGAGTAGTACCCTTACTGTCAAAATCGGTCTGACGGACGTAAAGAAAGATGATTAGAACGGCCATGGTCATAATGATCACAAGGGCCCCGGTGCTATGGGCGGCGACAAAACTAGACGCCTTTGCGCAAATACTCCGGCTAGGGGCGTCATATGTTGCAGCGGCGGTGCGTCCTGGGGTCGGATCCATATCGGTCGCGGCTCGGGCACAGTATATTAAGGGCAACGACATAAGTTTCGATTACTCGATCTTGCCTATGTTGATCGGTCGCCCTCACCTATGGGAGTGTCGTCCAGTCAGGGTAGTTTCCCCGGGAATGGTGATCGCCCCCGTTCATGACGTGCAGTAGATCATCGTCGTTCATGTGTTTTGCGGTCCCCGAAGGGTCGGCCTGCGCGGCTGACAGGACGTGAGCCTCTCCGAGGGCCGCGGAGCCCGCAGCGCTGCTGCTGTAGTGGCCCCGAGGCACCACGGCCTCCTGGTGGTCCCCGTCGGCCGAAACTCCCCAAACGCGAGACTGCCCTTTTTGGTGGGTGGTGTGCAGCGTACCGCCCCAGCCCGCATCGCCCATCTGGTAATGCCACAAAGGGTTGTTGTTCCCGGTGTAAAGGTTACCGCTGGGGTATGTCCCGCGCATACCCTCGTGCATACCATGCGCCTTGCTGCTCTCGCAGTCCCTGTATTTGTTGTAGTACACGATGGTCAGGATGATGAAGATGAGCAGCACGAGCGCGGTCGCGATAAAGATAATTCCCCACATTGTAGGGTTGCGGCCGATCGTGTGGAAGGCGAGCTGTCCTACAGCCACCCGGACGCCCTGATCCGAGCTCATATCGGACAGATTGGATTGTGGGGTCGATGATGACATGCCGGCTCGTTACCGCTGGATGAGGTATACCTACCCAGAAAAAGCGGTGCAGTTGAAAAAAATAATGGCCCGCGGTCTGCGTCCGCACCTCAAAACGGTCGGGCCGCGTGACGCCGACGGAACCACCTCGCTTTTTGCGGCACCCGCGCAGTTGTTTTCCGCCGCCGCGTTCGAAATTGAAAAGGTGCACACCTTCATATACCGCCGCGATGAACGAACACCCCTCTTACCTCGTCTACCAGCATCTGCCCCGATTCCTCCAGAGCCGCGGGCTGACGGCGGTTCCGGGGGCCGTCCAAAACGCCCCCCGCGACCGCTTCATCACAGAGCTCGACCACATCGGCTACTTCCGGCTGGACGCCGAGGGCCCTGACCGCGAAATTTTGGTAATTCTAATTCTCGCGCTCCAGGGGAAATTCGCAGATCACGCCCCGCACCTCCGGACGTTGCTCGGGTCTTTCAACTCCGAAGAGTTCGCTCGCGAGGGGCGTCTGGGCGAGGTGCTCCTGATAGCCCCTGAAGACGTCTGCAAAAAGAAGCATATATTGGAAGTCGTTCTGAAGATAGGCGCTGACAGCAAGCCCCCCTTATACAATATATACCCGTACCACGTGTTTTCGCTCGACATCCCTCGAGCCCAGTGTGTGTACAACCACGAAATAGTCGACCCCTCGGAGGTTCGAGACTTCCTTGCTCGCGAGCGGCTCACTCTTGCCGACCTCCAGCGGATCTCTGTTTCGGACCCCCCCGTAATCTGGCTGGGGGCTCGGCCCAACCAGGTCGTCCGGATCCGCGCGCCCTCGGAGACGGCAGGGGAGACCTATTACTACAAGCTTGTCGTCCGTGAGGCGCGGATGTCTCTGTAGGGCTCGCGGCGCGTCTCTGTGGGGTTCGCGGCGCGTCTTTGTGGGGTTCGCGGCGTGTCTCTGTAGGCTCGCGGCGCGTCTCTGTGGGGTTCGCGGCGTTATTCATACCTAGGTGCGGGAGTCGCACTCATACCGTCAGAAAGGCTTTGGAGCTCATCTATAGTGTCAATACTCAACACAACAGGGGGTGCTGGATTTTTCAGAGATTTGGATCTGCGGTAGCTGTTGAATGCTTCAACAGGATCTTCGGCCACGCGGATTTGGGACGCCTGGTCCAAACATTCTCGAACCTTAGGGGCTATCATTTCGAGGAAGTCAGGGTACCGCTCCAAAAATATATAGTCGACCTCATAGAGCTTCCAGGGAATGACCCCGAAAAGCGTATGATGCGGAGGGGGGTTATCTTTGAGGTGCTGTACGGCCGCTTCTGTCTCGTGCTCGGTCCGTAGCGGGATGCCCCGTCCGTCGGGAAAGCAGGGGCCGACGTGCACAGCCCGCAAATACTTCCGGTCGAGGAGAGACATCATGGTCTCGAAGGACCCCGGCTCGCAGCTCCCGAAGTCCACGAGGGTCGGGTGCCTGTGCTCCGTGAAGCGGATTCGCCTGACCTCGTCAGCCATATCGTCCCCGGGGTTATGACAGAAGTGTCCGCAAAAATCGTCAAAATCGTTAGTATTTACATTTTGGCAACTTTTTTGTGTTTCGTCGTAAGGTTCGTACACACCTGTGATACCCCAGGCGATGGGGGCCGTCCAGCTAGGATTAGGTGTTTCCTGGTGATAGGCTCGGTCATAGTTTATAGACGGGCCGAGATCCTGTAGAGCGCATTTCCGGAAACCCGCGTCGATGTATACACCAAAATGGGCAATCGGCGAGACCGCCAGCCCTGACCAAACTTGGGGGCGGTAGTGTTTGGGGATAGACCCGTTCGGCCGCCGACGATAAGGACATTTAAACTCCAAAAGAACGATCACAGGTTTTTTGGGGCGGCTTTTTGCCGCGGCTAGGGTCTCGGCGTCGGTCCGCAAGATCCGCCAATCCGCTTTAGCGTCAATGTATAGGGTTAAGACGGCGAAACCATCGGGGCTGTTCGCGTGTAGAAGTTCCAGCCCGCTTGACGACGGAGCGGGGATGCTAATGTCGGTGCCGAAAAGCCGGGTTCCGCAGTCGATTTCAACATAGCGTTCGATAATCGCTTCGAACATTGACCCCCACCAGCAGGCTATTGAGCCCAAACCTCGGGGTATTATGCCGGCCTTTGAGGCGACGGTGTCCTCGGGTGAAGAGTAACGGTTCCATCCCATCAGAGCGGCGATCTCGGACCCCCCTATAGAAATTTGCTTTTTAGCTAACCAGTCGTCGGTCCTCTGTCGAGCTCGATTTTCATAAAGGGCGACAAAATTGCTAATTACTTGGTTGTATCTATCGACCTTTTCTTCTATCTGGTTATCATCAACCCCCGCGGCACAGTCGTCGTCAATTTCCGTCGTCCAGTCGTCGACCGTCTCTGCTGGCTGGTCGTACTTGACATCCATTGGGCCTGATGGTGTTTATGGTATCTGCCTCTAACTCTTTAGATCGGACAACAAACTACATTGGGCCGTTTCGACGGCATCATTTAAGCAAGCACTACCGCCACCTCATATTGTGAGGACGACAGAGAATATTATTCAGTAGACCTCCAATTCTAAAAACAACAAAGTTGAACAAGCTCACTTAAAAATAAACTTATTCTAGATGCGTTTTTTTCGGTTGATTGTACTCGAAAAGTGTTTACACTACGTAGACGACGTCGGGTGTACTCACCAATCATCGTACCGAAATAAAAAATAACATACTCGTCGGCAGGTGTGAAATTTGAATAACATAATTTTATTGAAAGTAGACGGTGACGTATAATAAGAACGTTTAAAGTATTGACCAGCCAAAGTTGTTGTGAATAAACTATCCCGACATATTTATTAGAAGCGGCCATGAATCCGCTTATCACAGAGATACCCAAACGTGTTGAGTATGCACTGAAAGCAGAAAGAATAAAGACATACACAAACTGGCCTGAATCTAGTCACATGTCAATAGATGATCTGGCTGATGCTGGATTCTATTATACAGGTTACGGTGACTGTGTACGATGTTACTTCTGTGGAGGAGGTTTGAGAAATTGGGAACAGGGTGACAGGGTAAAAAAAAAAGATGACCCCTGGACCGAACATGAAAGATGGTTCCCTGCGTGTGGTTTAATCCGACAAGGTAAGGGACAGAACTTGTAGATGCTGTAAGTGAGCGTTATGTCATACGCTAAATAATATAACTTTCTTTTTATTTTGCGTTCCACAAATACACGTGGTTGTGTGTATGTCCGTTTTTTATGCCCCATACTGTTTCTTAGTTGAACTGTCGACTTAGCTCCGACTTCGTTGGGGACTGCTCCCCTCGGGAGTGTTTAACTTCGCCTCGTTTGCTGTCCTATCCAGTCAGTCGTCCGCTGGAATTTTCACCCAACCTCTGGCTGGATTGCTAGGAATAACAGGGTTCACCAGCGTGTAGGTAGGCTTGAGAAAGCATGAGTCGTATTTTCGAATCACTGTTAAATCTGAACCCCATAACAATATTATGTGTCAGCAGTTCCTTACAACTAAGTGTCCGATGCTAGTAAAACCCACTGAATGTGCAATAATCAATATTATATACAGCACCGGGATGACTAGATTTTACCCATACTCCCTGACTCTCGTTTAAATTGACAAGGCATTGAATTGTAGACTGACTATAATATCCCATATATGGTGTATTGTACCCTAAGATGGAAATTTCCTCCGAACCAATAGAGTCTACAACCCGTACGGCATATGGTATGTGCCCCAAATACCAAAAATATCTAATAAGATTGATTAAGGATCGGCGAAAAACTACATATTGGTCGATATGTAATGATCATGTATCGAATCACCAAATAAAGCTAAAAATTGATAAACATTTTTTCGACTTTTTCCGCCAAATTATAGCAGACAAAATCAAACGAGAACCCAGTACGCACGGTCCTAATAAGACTTGGGAATCATATCTTGCTAGATCTTGCGACGCCCAAATCTCCGCCGAAGAAGCAACCACAAAAAAATGTTTAGGGTCTGTAGTTTTGAAAACAAATAAACCCCATACTCGTCAGTTCACGTCTCGAGAATTATATGGTAAGTTTATTGCGTCTCCACGTGTGCATGTAAGAGAGAGGTGTACTCGCGCTTGCAACTGTTGCGACCACGAGGAGGAAATAAATTTAACAAGAAAAGAAAAACCGCAGAAATACGATTTTGTGTTAACACCCCCGCAAAAAGAACTCACTAGTATTCAAACTTCTGTTGGTCGAACATTAACAACTCATCTACTCGTTTCGGATACACAGCGATTTTCCGGATACGATGATTTAGTGACAGACAACGATACTCGACTATACACAAAGACTGGAACATGCATCCAAAGATTTGTATATCGAGAAACTTACATGCAAAAAGACGACGACAACACGTTTCACAGAACGGTTCACCAAGTAAAAGTCGATCGTTTCCCTATTCCTACTATGATGCAACAAATTTTGATTATTGACGCGCAGAAACGGGCCGAGTTGAAAAATACCGACATGGTTCGATGCACAACTTGCATTGAACTTCAATTCAGCGTATACGGTGATGGTCTAAATTATTACAATTATTTTGATGAATATTATGATGTGGATAAAGCGTTTCAGTGCGGTGATTGTTACCGTAGTCAAATGTTATTTTAAATTGTCTCTGGGCCGGTTGGGTACTCTGGTTATTGGCTAAGTAATAAATATTTTTTTGCGTTCCTCTTTTGAGGCCTGAGGTTTGAAAGGGCAATTACATTTTTTTAATTAATTGGCAAACAACGGTGTTATGTGGCCAGCACCTTTTTAACCCCCCCAACTAATGTCAGGTACCCGTTGGGTTAACTCAGGACGTTAAAAATATCGAGGTTTAATCATCTCAGTCTGCACCGAGATTCGAACCCGAGACCGCCCGGTTCAGAAACCGAGCGGATCACTACCCAATATGTATTCATTGATAAAGTATATCAACTGATAAGTGTTCTATTTTTAACTTACGGCGCAACCACCGATCAATACAGTAGTGTTAGATCGTCGAAAAGCGACAGCAGCTGCTGGCTCACCGGCCACGGAGGCGTGTATCGACGCCCCTCATCCATTTGTTGTTAGTTGCGACTAACACTCGAAGCCTGAGCTAGTGCTCGGCAGCTGGCCGAGTGGGCGCCTCGCCTACCTCAGAGGCCGCAGCTCGCTCGAGCACAGCCGCGGAGACGTCGAACGCGGCCGCCACATCTCCTCGGTAAGCCTCTACGGCGGCGGCCCGAGGCAGCGCGGTTTTCTCCAAGTCAATCACACTTTGATTCACCCCGGCCCGATCCATCAAAGATACGGTCCGCACGGGGAAGGGTGGGAGACCATCGGGCGGGCGGGGTGGGCAGACCGCTGATACTTCGCACTTACGAGCGTACCTCGACGCGAATATTCCAACGTCCTCGGCTATCTGGTAGAGTTGGGCGGGGTTCGTGCCGGCCGCGACGCGGCGGATCTCTTCGGGGGTAAGGGTCGAGACCGCCAAGGGGGCGTCCTGAGGGACCCCTAGGCGCTCCCAGGCCGTGGTCGGCCCCCCGCGGGCAAGAATCGTGTCAACGCCCGCGACCGCGGCGGCGAGCCGCTCCGCGGCCAGCCTGAGGGGGTCGGAGCTCCGCTCCGAGACTAGACTTTCCACCGCGTCTTGGCAGGTGATGTAGGTCCGCCCTCCATATTTGCTGCGGGGCTCGGCCGCAGGGTCCTGGGGGTTGGCCCGCCAGCGGGCCTCCCGGCGCGCAGCCTCATAGGCCGCCCAGCCGTCCACGACGACGTCACGCCCCCCCACGCGCACCGCTCTCCCTTCCAGCTCACCGTTCCCGTAGTATACCCGGGGTGGGCACTTGGGCCGTTCAGTCTGACTCTGTGCCTCCGCGCGGGCTCCCGCCGTGAAATAATGGGCCAGACGAGGCTGCGAAACTTTGTGGCCGTCCATGGCTGTATACATCGCATGCATCCCCGCCGCCAACATCTAAAGCGTTTTCGTGTCTGACCGGCCCGCCGGTCAGACCTTGCGTGCCTTCTAAACATTCAGGGGTAGTGGTGACGGCGGCCAGACACCAGCGATGTTACGACACAAAAAAGGCTCGAAACCGGCAGACACCCCGTGCACCGGGTGCGTCTCGGAGGGGGATAAGCTCCAGAGTGCGAGCGAGGCCGCCCTCCGCCGCGTGGGGACGGGCCCGGGGGAGTGCACCGAGGCCCTCGAGCGCCCCCCTGGCCAGCCCTGCTCTTCGCGGAGAGTCATCGCGGCAATCGCCGACTTCGTGGACACCATTGGAGCCCCGGAGGCGCCCAGGGCCCCGCCACCCCCAACCCTCCCGGCGGGCCCCAGCGAGGAGGCTATCGTCGTGCGGCAGGCGGCGCACGCCCTGGGGTGTGGGTCCGAGTCCTGCGTGATCTCGCACCCGCGCTTCCGGGCCCACGTGCGGCCGGACCTGGCGGCCCACGTCTTGGACGCCGAGCGCGACCGCCGCTTCAAACCCGTGGGGCCCCGCGACACGACCCAGCTGCTGAGCAACTTGAACATTGATGCGGTCCTCCAGGAGTGGGCGGTGGTGTTTCCGGCGTTCTACAACTACCGCTTCAATATGATGGACTTTGAGAAAACCGGCGGGAGCCTCGCGCTGACGGACGTCAGCGAGATCCTCGAGGGCCGCGCGCCCCAAGATCTGGGGCCAAAAGGGAAGGGGTTGGTCCGGCGGGTTTGCGACACGTTCGGCTGCGTCCTCAACACCGACATCTCGGCCGGCCGGGGGAAGCACTGGGTCGCGGTGTTCGGCGACTGCCGGGGCCAGGGCGCCTGGACCGTGGAATACTTCAACTCTGCCGGCAACCCACCCCCGCCCCCCGTCGTCCGCTGGCTCGAGGGGGCCGCGGCCCGTCTCACGAGCTTCCGGGCCAGCCACCCCGCCACCCACGGAGTGGGGCCTGTGACCCCGGTATCTCTCACCGCGGTTCGGCACCAAGACTCGCAAACCGAGTGCGGAAACTACGTTTTGTATTATATCCGCCGACGCCTCGAAGGCGCGCCCTTTTCTGAGTTCTTAGAAACTCAGATCCCGGACGCCGCGATGATCGAGTTCCGAAAACACCTGTTCCGTGCGAATTAGACAGGCCGGCGAGAATTTGATGCGGTGCTCATGCCTGCTCGGCAGTTACAGTGGGAAGCCGCGCGACACATCGCGGCCCTGCGCGGGGGCGAGTGTCTACCGGACCCCCGGACCGAACCGCACTCGCAGTTCCGCTGGAGATGTAAAAAGGGTCATGTCTGGCGTGCGAGCCTCTGGGGCGTGCGGAACACCAACCGGTGGTGTCGGATCTGCGAAAACTCCTTCCGCCCGGCGTGCAGGAGACGCACGCCGCGGGCGGATCATACATACTACCCGGCACGCGGTGGTGCCGAAACTTTGGCGTATGGCACGGACTCTCGTTTTTGGCGCCGAGACGACAGACCTCGGGCTAGCGCTGGCACCCGTCTGCCGTGCGAGGCGAGGACGGGCGGGCCCGCATCTCGCGAGAATGTTGGACCGAGAGCTCGTACCGACCCCCAGATGAAAACGCTGACGCACCCCTGGGGCGAGGTGGA